GCCGAGGGATGCGTGGATAACGGACCCGCCCACAAATCCGCTGATTGCTGCCGCACCGATGATCTTCTTGATTTTCTCTTTGTTCCGGAACATGGCCGGGCCGAGCACGGGCCGCGGGGGAGTGGTCGACGTGCCGAACTCCATGTATTCCATGACCGGGAGGTGGACCCGATGACCGCCTCAAGAAGCTCAGTCTCGTGAGTGATGGACTTCCCGAGTTCGCCAGATCGCTCCAGCGGATCGTTCGGGGTGAAGCCGAGGCGCTCCCTTTCTTCTTGCGTCACGTCGGCCAGCTCTGCCCAATCTTGGAACGGGCCAGCTGCAGCCTGGTAGGTCCCGATCTCGGCTTTTGCCGTCTTCTCCACCAGCACAGCGCATTTCTCAAGCCCGTGGTGCAGGGCGATGACTTCCCCGACTGCCACTTTTGCCAAATGCGTTGCGAAATGTTCCATGCTGGTGAAGTCCATCGTCAGCCCTTATGATTGCGGAAGTGCTCACCTTCGAGCCGGGAAAGCCGGGACTCATGGTCTTCATGCTTCTCGAACAATTTTTCAATCAGCCGTTTGAAATCGTTCAGCGATACAGTCAGTTGCGAAAAAGAACGCTTAAGCATCAGAGTGAAGACGTAGGCCAGAACAACGATGATCAGGACAAGGAAAGAGTTGGGAATATTCTTCAGAAGTTCGATCATGCCGGCTCCTCATATCTCATAGTGTTCCAGTTGATTTTGTGCCCTTCCATGGTACTGAAGGTGATACACATGGCCGATCTAAGGGTATCCTCGACTCCGAAAGCTACGTCCCAGGGAACGCCATTTTTTACCAACCAAAGGCTCTCCTGCAGCTCCGGGTCGGTCGCTACTTTTTTATTTCCGCCCGCGTGTCCTCGCCGGTCTTCATGAAGTGGGTCACGTAGAGTTCTTCCACGGTCTCCATGCCTTCCTCGCCCAGAGAATCGACGATGGCCTTCAGCTCGCGGTCGTTGGTGAAGAACACGTCCGTGTCTTCGCCGATCTGCTTGACGTGCTGGATCATGCGCGCCTGGAAAAGCCACCCGGGGTTCACCGAGTCGCCGCCGAGCCGCCGGGGGAGCTCGAACTTTTCCCAGGTGGTCGGCTTCCTGAGGGTGATGACGCGCCCGGTCGCGTCCACTGCGGAAAACTCCGGGCGCCCAGCCTTGACGGCCTGTTCTGCTGCTGTGGGGGCGAGTGCGCCCCCCGATGCCGCTTTGATCTTGGCGCTCACAGCTTCAGCCTCCTGCTCGCTTCGAATTTAAGCGTCTGGTCCACCAGCTTCTCACCGGCCCATGCGCCGGGATCGGTCACCTTCAGGTTGACGTTGGTGAACTTGTACCGGCTGGTCGATCCGTCCACCTCGCTGATCGTCTCCGTGATGGTCCCGGTAAGAATGTTCTGGCCGGCCCAGTACGCAGCCTCGTTTGCCGCGGCGTAATCATCCAGGGTGGAGTTCTGCCGGTCGCACTTGGCCGTCCCTTTCCATCCGGTCGGGATCGACATATGTTCCGGCGGGGAGTTGAGCGGCATAGCCTTGAGGTCGGTATAGACCGGTTTGGCATCGAAATTGGTCAGTATCACCCTCAGAATGCCGCTAGCCATGTTGAGGGTTAAGACCACGTCTTTTCCTACTGAGTACCCGTTTATGGGCATGGTATCCCCCCTATCCCTGGACGGTGGTCTGCACGGAGCTGCCACCAATCAGGTTGACGATGAAGTAGCGGACCACGCCGAAATACTTCACCATGACGTTTGCGACCTGGAAGCCGAGTTCCACGGAATTCTGCGGATTGTTGGAGGCGTTCAGCTGCACCGAATAATCCTGGATGACACCCTGGTCCTTCAAGCCTTGGAGCCAATCCTCGATAAAGTCTCCGGCCTCGCGCTGTTCGTCGGGGGTCTGGAGTCTGCCAACGAAGATCCCTATGTTGCCGTTGACGGACTTGGCCAGGAAGTTGGTGAGGGTCGTAAACTCATCCCCCATGGTCCCCACGTTGGAACTGCCGTTGATGCCAAGCAGGTGAGAAAAGTAATTGCCGCCCGGCGACGGCGCGCCGATCACGTCGATTCTTGCCGTTGCCAGTGCCGAGAGGTCCGCATAGCTGTAGATCTGGTTCGCGCTGGATTTCTGCGTGGCCACCACGCCGTACACCGGCTTGTTGAGGATGGACTGCTCCGGGGAGAGCGTGGCGCGGATGCCGGCGGTGATTCCCTGCGGGGAGACCAGGCGCAGCTGGTTATTGATGGTGTCCTGAAAGTAGATCCAGTCGCCAAGGAGCACCTTGAAACAGGTATCATCGACGGCGGCCGTCGCCTTGGCGGTGATCGCCGTGGAAATGCTCTGGCCGGCGGCGCCAAGAAGGATCACCTCCCACCCTTCGGAGTTGGCGAGGGCGATCTGGTTCGCCCATCCGGTGGCATCGGTCACGCCGGCAAGAAAGGCCACCGAGCAACCCGTGTTGCGAAGGGCATACATCCCCGTCCGGGTGGTACCGTCCGTGCCCAGCATGATCACTGCGGTGATGGTGGTATTGCCATCCGTGCCGCTGGCAGAAGTGCCCCAGGTGGTCACATTCGGTGCTGCGGTTCCCGCCCCGATACTTGCGACCCAAGCCTGAGACGGCCCGCGCACCCCGCTCTGGCCGTTATTGATAGCGGAAACCAAGTTCGTCCAGAAGGTTGCCCCGCTGCCGCCGATGTTGGTGAACTGTTCCGGCGAGCCGTTAGGGGTCGGTAAGATGACGCTGTAGAGGCCGGTGCCATTCCCGGCCGTGATGGTCGGTTTCAGACCGTTGCCGCCGGTGCCGGTGTGGATGGAGGTCAGGGTGGCACCGATTGCGGGGGTGCTGGCGACATCCATCAGGGTTACCGATGCGGCGACGTCCGTCCCATCCGTCACCCTCACGAATCGGAAGTTGTTCACTCCCTGGAGCGCGGCGAGGTATGCCTGCGTCATGATGTCGTTGGCGTGGGTGGACATGTTGCCGAAGCTGGCCAAGCCGGCGGCGTAGTCACCGATCACTGGAGAGTTGACAGGCCCCCACTTCCCCACCCCCACGATGCCGAGGATGTTGGAGGGCGCGCCTTGGAGTGCCGGGGGCGGTGCGATTTCCTGCACGTAGCCGCCGGGGACGTTGATGGCCGAAATGTTGAGATTGCCGCCTTTGATGATCATTGGAGCACCACCCTTGCCGACTTGACGACATGCTGCTGGTTATCGGATTCGAGGATTTCAGCGACGGTGGACGGGTCCACGATCTCATCCCCTTTTCCGTATCCCCCGAAGGGTTCCTTGACGATCAGAATCATGGTCAGACTCCTTAATGAGTAAAGTTAATCGTTGTTTTCTTGATCGGGTAGAAGGCGCCCGTGACGGTTGTGGCATATTCCACGGTGTAAAACAGGTCCCGGCGGTAGATGGTCGACTTCTGCAACACGTCGGACATGGGACTCGACTTGTAAACGAGCCGGGCATAGGTGTTGTCAGGCATCACGAGTCGTTCGGCCTGCCTCAGCGCTGGGTCAACCACCTTGGCGATGGCCGTCCTGATTGCCGGTGTGGGTGCCCAAATGACCATCTGGAAAAGCCGCTCCTGCTCCCCTACCACCTTGACCGCCGTGCCTGTGCCGGCCACCAGATTGACCGCTGAATCCTGCCAGGCTACGGCGTGCCTGGTCGTATTCCTCTCTTCGGGCCGGGGGTAGATCGAAACGTGCGCATTGCCGGCTTTGATGTCATCGTCCAGCACGTTCGGCACCGGCCAGCCGGGATAAATCTTAACCGGGGCGCCGACCGCCGAAGCGTAACACGCTCCATTAGGGTAGATGGCCTCGGCAATAAGGCTGGTCAGCGTATTCATGACGTCATCAAGGTCAGCCATCACGGCACCTGCATGCTTGCGGTTAAGCGCCACCCGAGGTCCGTCAATTCGGGGGAGCTGATGACATATCGGCGGCCCAGATCATCCTGGATGATGTCGGCGTTGCGCAGGATCGTGCCGGCAGACTCCGGGAGCAGGATAATCCACCAGGGCGTTCTTTCATCCCCGGGGAGTTGCGCGGGGTTCTTCTCTCCCTTGGTACCCTGAAGGATCGAGCATGGCCAGCCGGTCATGATTGCTACTTCCGAGGCGCCGGTATCGCCTGCATATCCTATGACCCCCACTCCGTTCTCTTGCGATACCCTGAACATACTGGCGACTCGGTTACAGCTCACAGCCAGGATCGGCAAGAGCGATTGCTGCGCGGCGATGAACCAGGTACCGTCTTCGGTCACCAGGTAATCGCCGGGGGTTGTCAGGGAGCCGTCATGCAAGGAAGTCCAAACCGGATGCGCGTAGGCGTTGAACTTCGTGAATCCCATGTTCGTCGTGAAGGCAACCAGCAAAGACGCCAGCGGTGCGCCCATCGTGAAGAACGGGCCGGAAGGCCTGTATTGCGCGGCGACCTTACCGATCCGGAGCGCAGCCTTCGCGTAACCGTCGTAAACCTTCTGCTGGAGAGCCGCTTGATTCATGTCACACCACGAAGGTTATGCCGGTTTTGAAGCCGGGGCCCGAGGGAATGCCGAAGAAATCGCAGAGCTTCCGGCGCCACAGACCGTATAGCTGTGACCGGTCCCCGATTTCGTTTTTGTTGTGCTTCCAAACCGCCGCCTGGTCGGTATCGAGGTTGGCGGATGATCCAAGGAGCGCCAGCTCCAGCGTGTTGCAATTGGTTATGTAGCTGCGGATAGCTGTTTCTTCTTCCGGTTGCGCGTGCTGCATGCGGAATTCAAGGGTCTGATAATGCTGGTAGAATCGATACCCGAAATCCTGCGTCGGCTGATCCCCAAACATCGGGTACCCGCAGTGTCGCCTGACATCGACTTTTTCAGCATCAGTGAAGGCCATTAAATTACCCCGCGCTCCCGGAGGATTTCGATGTGGTCAGCGTCTTCGACTTTGCCGATTTCCCAGGACATGAATATTCCATCATCATCGTAGAAAGCATAGGGACGGTCCAGCCAGATGGACGGCGGCGCTTCCGCCGTCAGCTGGGCGATTTGGGCGGTAAGCTCGTCAATTTGTGTCTGGAGTTCTGATGCTTCGGCTTCAGCGGCCTCTTTGGCTGCAAGGGCTGCGGCTGCATCGGTGCCGACATCCTTCCCGATCTCTGCAGTTAATTGGTCGATTTGCTTTTTCAGGGAATCGATTTCGGCTTGGGCGGCCACCCTGGCAGCCACATCGATTACAGGGTTCTCGGCACCCTCCATGCCCGCCGTCAGCTGTTCGATCTGTCCTTTCAGCGTCTCCACTTCGGCTTCAGCGGCCTCTTTGGCTGCAAGGGCTGCGGCTGCATCGGTGCCGACGGCTGTGAGCCGGGCGATTTCGGCTTTCAAGGCGTCCTCGGCCTTCTTCATGTCCGCGACTTGTTTTTTCAGTTCTGCATAGGTTTTGGGTGCCATGATTCCCTCTTTGCGGGAGAGGCCGAAACCTCTCCCGCGATTGGCAGCTTAGGCCGTTTCGTGGACCACGGCGCGCTTGAAGTAGGAGTTGCCGGCGGTCGGGATGATGTCGGTTTTGGCCGTGATGTCGGTCGGGACAGCAAAACCGCCGATCCAGTACCAGGACTGTGCGATGATCTGCGCCAGACGGTCAAGCGGTTCGCGGGTCACCATGGCGATGCCGTCAACCACTTCAACCAGGGCCTTCTCACCGTAGTTGTCGCTGTAGCCGGTGGACTGGAAGTCGCCCTCAACGAGTGCACCCTGCCCGCAGACGATCGCGCGGTTGATCTTGGTACCGCTGAGGGTCTGCTGCGGGGCTTCCGTGGTCGGCTTGAACTTGAGGCCCAGGAGATCTTCCAGAACGGCGCGCTTCTGCACGTCGTCGTTCGGGTTGCCGCGATAGAGGTACTGGAACTGCTGGTCCTTGAAGAGGGCAAGCAAGTGGGAGTTGGACAGGTAGCAGTTGAAGACGCCCTGCCCCGTGGCGATCTCTTCCCCGATACCCGGCACGCCGTTGTCGCGCAGGTAGCCGACGGAGTTGAGCAGATCCTGGTAAGCCAGCAGGTCGGTACCGGTGACCAGGTCGGCGGTGGTGGCCTTGTTGTTGGGGCGTACCACGAGGGGGGCAACAGCGGAGACCACGGGGGAGTTCAGGCCGGCATCCGCTACAAGCACGTTGCCGTCGAAGGTGAGCGTGCCGGAGATCCCGCCGTAAGCCGTGGAGATATTGCTTACGTCGGCTGCGGCGCCCTGGAGGTTGTAGGCGTTGCCGTTGATGTTGCAGACCATTTTATGCGTACTGGAGACGGGCACCTGCACGCCGTTGGAGATGACGGTCTGAAAACCGCGGATGTCGTCCACGTAGATCGTGGCGGCCGGGGCGACCAGGGCGGTGGTGACGCGGGTATTGCCGCCGAGATAGGCGTTGTAGAGGGCCATTCTCGCCATGCGCTCCACGGACTGCATGCCCTGGATGCCGTTCACACGGGCATTACGCAGGAACTGCTTGGCGATGCCGACGTTCTGGGTCACCATGTTGAGGTCCTGGGTGTCGCAGAGCATCCCGATGGTGAGCTGGTACTGCTCCACGGACCACCCGGAAGCGGTCATGCCATTGTCCAGGTTGGTGTTGGCGGTCGGGTCGGCGTAGGTGGAGACCGGGGCCTTGAGGCCGGCGCGGGTTTTGGTGATGGTCTCGCCGATTTTGTTGAGGAAGGGTTCGCGGTCTGCGATCTCGCGGAAAACCAGAGTGGACCTGAGCCCCTCTTCGAATTCGCGGGCAAGGAAACCCTGCTGGATGATGGGCTGGAGTGCAGCCGGGAAATTACTGATACCCATGGTGTGGCTCCTTTCAAGTGGTCAAAAACCTGTTTAACCCTTGAGCGCCCGGCTCCACTGGGTGTCAGCTCCCGGCTGACGGTTGATTGTGAGAATATCGACTATTTTGCTCCGCTCAAAAGAGCGTCTTTTTCCTTTTGATACTCTTCTTTGGTGAGCTTGCGGGCATCAACCGGTGCAGGGTCTCCCGGCTTCGGCGCGGGCTTCGTGCCGGTAGTGGTGGTTACCTTTTCACCGAAGAGATACGGCTTCGCCTCCCTCGCCGCCTTGAAAACTTCCTCCACGCCCTCAAAGGTCCCGTCTTCTTTTTGCGTGATTTTGGAGAGGTCAAGGAGCTTGAGACCATCGAGGTCCACCAGTCCCTCGCGGAGCGCCAGAGCTTCAAGCCGTGCCGCCTTAACCTGCTCCTTGGCCGCCGTGCTGGACTCGGCAAGCTTGGTGACTATTTCCGCGTCTTTGGCCTCCAGGGCCGTCTTGCTCTCGGACTTCACCTTTTCAAGCTCAGCGGTCAGCGGCTTCAGCTGATCGACTTCCGCGAGCAACTTGGAATTCTCGCCTTCCAGTTCGTGACGCTTCAAGCGCCCTTTGGCTGCCTCATCCCGGACCTTCTTCAACTCTTCCCTGAGTGCTTCTTCTTGTGCGTCGTCAAGTGCCACCAGGGCACCTCCTTTATGCGCTCCAGGCGCGGGTATTTACTGCTCGTAACAGAGATTGATTGCGGTCGCTCCGGTATAGCGGGTGAAAACCACCTTTTTCCGATTCGATGCCGACGGCAGGTTGTATTCGCCGGCACTCGGCATGAACCCGCTTTCGGTGTCGAAGGATCGCTTCATCTTCACAGCGGTACCGGTGCCGTCGTCGGCAGACCAGTTCAGGTACATGGCGGTGAGCGGGAAGGAGGCCGACGTCGCGCGCCCCTTGATGACGGTCACGCAAGTGGTCTTGCTCGGGACACCGCTCAGCAGTCGCGTGCCGTCGGAGGATTTGGGCGACGGGCCGAAGCCAAAGGCCACGGTAGCGAGGATGATCAGCAACAGACAGGCAAAACAGGAAATCAGGGTTTTCATAACGACTCCTTTACTCGGTAGTGGGGATTTTCGGCGGTTGTGCAGCTGCAAGAGCGGCCGCCTGGGTCAGCGCATCGGCCGCGGCCTCATCTTTCTGTTTTTTGATCGCTTTAGCCTCTTCGTCCAGGTCCTCGATGTCGTAATCCGGCGCGATGTTGCGCGTGGCCGTCGGTTTACTGATCAGATCGGCACCCACCAGTACTTCCAGCGCCTGAGCCTTGGTCAGCATGTCCTGCGAGGTCGGCGGGTACCAGGCGGGCCACTCCAGCACGACGG